GACGTGCGCATTTTTGGCGCTGATCTAGGGTACACCCCTTCCGGCTGAGGAAGTTTTACACAAGCGTTGCTACTGATAGGATTCGGCATGAACTCGCAAAAACCTAAAAAACGAGGTTCTAAGCCTGGTCAAAAGCAACTGACTTGTACGCAGCGAGTGCAAATCATTATTGAGCGAGCCAACGGAAAATCCTGCATCGAGTTGGGAAAGAAATTCAACGTGACACGACAACAAATCTGGAACATCTGCAAGGCTGCGGCGAGTTTCTGTTTGCTCTTGTTAGTCGCTGGATGTGAAGAGCAGCAATACCGACTACTTCCGAAACCACGACCAGAAGCCCCACCAGTCAACCCACCTTTGCAGGTTCGCCAGTCCAACTGGCTGGGCGGTCCCGCTGGTCGCGAGGGTTCATGCGCTCATGCGTCGCTTGTTTCCATGCTGCACTGGCAAAATCAGTTCAAACTAGCGGCTAATTGGAAACAAAAATACAGCGGAGGCGAGTACGCGAGCCGCATTCGTCAGCGACTTGATGGCGAAAATGTGCCCTATGCATACACAGAGAGTGCGAATCTAGCCCTGTTGGACTACGCAAACGCGACCCGAAGAGGCGCGATTCTGTGGTGGAAGCCCTCGCATTGCTGCACTTTTCTAGGCTGGGTGCAAGGTTCGGACGGCAAAACATACGCGGCGATCCTCGATAACAACAGCGTTGCCAAGTTCGAGTACACCGAAAAGTCACAATTCCACAAACTCTGGGCGTCCTATGGTGGTTTCGCTTTGACCGTGTTAGGTGATCCACCTTCTCCACCGATCTATCAAGCCTTTGAATCAGTAACCATACCGAGCCTCTAACCATGTCAGTCCAAACAACAAAAGTCACGCTCGCACTAGCAAGCATTGTTGCTCTCTGCTTCTTTCACGCGATCAGCACGGCGACCGTCAACCGCGTTATCATGCCATCGATCGAAGATGCCTTTGGTCTCACTGTTGAACAGCGACCAAGCGCAAGCGGCATCAATTTCGACGACGCAAGAAACTCGATCGGAGTCACAAACAAGCTAACGGTAAACTCCTCAGCTCTCAACGAGCCAAAGCGACAGACCGCAGCCGCTCCATACTGCCCACCGTGCGACGAAAACCCACCGACACAGCAACCCCGCGCACCCATCCCGCCACCGACAGCACAACCCGCGACCGGCAAGTACAACGTGAGCGTGTTCGTCCTCCACAACGACCCGCAATCGTCAACCGTCCTCGGCTGGTTTAATGATCCAAGCCTCAACAAGTTCAAGAGCTCGACCAACTTTCACGTTTACACCCGCGATAACCCGCTTTACCTAGGCAGATTCGCCGCGACAGTGCCGGTTTCTATGTTCCCCGCAGTGCTCTACACCGACCCAAGCGGCGGTTATATCTACTCGTTCGATCGCTCAAGCGTTCCGAGCAGCCTAGCCGCGATGAAATCCGACATCCAAACAGCCTACAACACCCACAAGCAAGCGACGCAAACCGTCCAAACCTTCGTCGAAAGTGCCACGCAAACCGATTGCCCCGACGGAATTTGCCCCCCACAAGACACACCTGGCGGCTTCCTCGATCGATTCCGACGCAAACCAGACTCCAATCCCATCGAAGGGATACTCCGATCCATCACACGACCAGGCGAGACGCTTCTACAGTACGCGTTGATCGGACTTCTCGTGTTCATCGTCGTCCTATTGTTAAAACGCAGAGGTGTGTAGTGTTGACAACCGTAATTTTCGCAGCCGTCATCGGCCTGATTGCATTCATGCTCATCCCTGCCAAGAAGAGCGCGCCCGGTGCACCATCGTCACCGATCGAATCGCAAGTCGCCGCGATGTTCTCCTCGCCATCACAAAGCAGTAGCGACCTCAACGAAAAGCTCTCGCTCGTCGAAGCAGTCGTTCGCGAAAAGCATTTGCAAAAGCGAAAACGCGAAGCCCTCGAAGAGTTCCGCGACTTGCTCGGCGATGGTCAAGAGAGCTAAACGACTCGGCAGCACAGCACCGCAGCGAGGCAACGCCAACCAGCGAGGCTACAACCGCAAGTGGAGGAACGCACGACGCGACTACCTCCGATCGTACCCGCAGTGTGCGGAGTGCATCAAGGAAGAACGATACATCGCCGCGACGGTAGTCGATCACATCGTACCGCACCGGGGCAACCAGTTGTTGTTTTGGGACTCCTCCAACTGGCAACCACTATGCAAACCATGCCACGACCGAAAGACACTCAGCGGAAAGTAGCGACCTCGAAGAAATCGACACCGATCAACGAAGTTCCCTCGCCGGACGATTACAAACTTTGCGAACACGGTCGACGCTACTGGGAAACCCACGCACCGCAACTAGTCGAAGCGAATATACTCACCCCTTTACACATCGAGACGTTCGCAGACCTTTGCCGATGCTATGGCGAGTACCGCAGACTAAGTGATTGGATCGCAGAAGACCCCAATCGAGCCATGTTTATCACCGACAAAGGCTACGCGATGGAGTCGCCACAGCTACGCATGAGAGATCGAGCGTTCGCAAACGTCCAGAAGCTATGGCCCAAGTTCGGATTACACCCACTTTCCCTTGCTCAGATGCGAAAACATGGCGGAATCTCGACGCGAAAAGCCTCGACGGTCGCGGACTTCGCGCGAGGGAAATACGGGGCGACAGCCGCTAACGGTCACGATTCGGAATAAACGATACAGAATAGAGTTCGCCCAACTCTCCGATTGTCGCGGTTCCTGCGATCCACTCACCGAAAAAGACAAAGCGATTCGAATAGACTCGCGTCTCCGAGGTGAAGAGCTCGTAGAAGTCGCAATCCACGAAGCGATACACGCGGCTTGCTGGGATCTCGACGAGACCGCAGTCACAGAAGCAGCCCGGGACATCGCGCGAATGTTGACTCGGTTGGGACTCATCAAAGATGCATAAGATAGAACACCTTGGGCCGAATAGCTCCGTCATCCGGTTCCCAGACGTTCGAGCAAAGTGGGAACAGTGGATACTTTTGAGAAGCGATGTTCACCATGACAACCCACATTGCAATTGGAAGCTCGAAAAGAAACACCTTGACCAAGCGAAAGAACGCAACGCCCTCATCATTGACAACGGCGATCTCTTTTGTGCAATGCAGGGAAAATGGGACAAGCGATCTTCGAAAGACTCCATCCGACCCGAACACCAAAGCGGAAACTACCTCGATCGACTCGTTGAAACCGCCGCAGAGTTCTACCGACCCTATGCCAAGCAATTCGTTATCCTCGGACGTGGCAACCACGAAACATCCATCCGCGGTCGACACGAAACAGACCTCACCGACAGGCTCGCGATCGAACTCCGTCGTAGCGGTTCCGAGTGTTTGGCGGGTGGGTATGGCGGGTTTGTCCGATTCCTTTTTGTCTGCCACAAGACGAAAAGAACGAGCCGAGTCCTCTACCACTATCACGGTTCGGGTGGTGGTGGACCTGTAACACGTGGCACAATCCAAACCAACCGGATCGCAGTCTACACGCCCGACGCTGACATCGTTCTCACCGGTCACACTCACGATTCGTGGATGATGCCGATCCGACGACAACGCATCAACGACGCTGGAAACATCTTCCACGATGAACAGTTCCACGTTCGATGCGCTGGCTACAAAGACGCATGGGGCGACGGCTCTAGCGGTTGGGAAGTGGAGCGAATGCTTGGCCCGAAACCACAGGACGCGGCTTGGATTCGCTTCTACTTCGAGGCCGACGCCATCCACACCGAGATACTGCGAGCCACTTAAATGGCCAAGCCGAACAGCACGAGACTAATCGAGCTGCGAGCTAAAGCGAAACGCGACGGATGGGCCCGATACATTCGCCAGGGACCAGGCGAGGAAGCAGACGAACGAGCGATGCTCAACGGCTGTTGGTTCGAACCACACCGCGCCGACCATTGGCTAGAGTTCGCCGACCGATTCGGCACACTCACCGAGGGACCGTGGGCAGGAAAACCTTTCCGACTCCTACCTTGGCAAGTCGACGACACATCGAGGCTATTCGGTTGGGTGCGACACTCGAAAGAGTGGGGTTATCCCGTCCGCCGGTTCCGAATGTGGTACGAGGAAGTGCCCAAAAAGAACGGAAAAACACCACTTTTATCGCTCTTGGGCAACTACTTGTTATTCGGTGATAGCGTTGGACCGGACGGAAAACCGCGACAGATTAACCTTTACCTCGCCGCAACGACCCGAAAACAAGCGGAACGATGCCTCACGCACGCAATCCGACAGATCCGAAACAATGAAGAACTCGACAAACTAGCCAAAATTCGCAAGCTCGAGGGGTTCCACCAAGTCCAATACCTCGACAACGAATGGCACGTAGTCGCAGCCGACCCAGAATCCGCCGACGGTGTGAATGGTCACTGCCTCGCTGACGAGTTCCACCGCTGGAAAGGTTTCGAGTTCTATAACGCACTCAAATGGATGTTGGCCTCGCAACCCGAGGGAGTCTTCGCAGCGATCACCACCGCAGGCGAAGAGGGCGAGAATGTTTGCAAGTACACACACGATCACGCGCTAGCCGTCAACGCGGGGCGAACGATCGACGAGACATTCGTGGGCACGATCTACGGTCCCGACCGAGACGACGACCCGCACGACGAAGCTACTTGGCACAAATGCAACCCCTCATTGGGAAGCGATCCATCGAGCCCGATCAAACTCTCAACATTCAAACAAGACTACGAAGCAGCCAAAGCCGACCCGACGCAATGGCCCAGCTTCATGCGACTTCGTTTAGGCTACTGGATAGCCTCGACGAATAGTTGGATAGACACCGCCGCACCGCATGGGATTAGCGATTGGGACGCAGGCCCGACCGAACGAGCCAACGCGAAAGAGAGAATCGATTGCTTCGAACAGTTCGACGACGACCAACTCGCGAACATCGCAGCCGATGCCAAGAACATCACCCTCGCATTTGACCTTGCTTCCGTCCGTGATACAGTCGCCGCAAGCCTAACGATCGAAGACCAACAATCGATCTGTTGGAATCGAACTTGGTTCTGGCTCCCAGAATCCGAAGCGATCCGACAACAGAAACGAGTCAGCTATCGACGATGGGCCGAAGACGGATGGATCACACTCCAACCGGGCGACGTGATCGACTATCGAAAACTACTCAACGATCTAGTGATGACCTGCTCACGGTTCAACGTGACTCGGTTCTACTACGATCCGCAGTTCCAGGCCGAATGGTTGACGCAGGAACTCGAGCTCGCAACCGGAGCCGAACGCGTCCAGTTTCCGCAAACGATTATGCACTTTGGCCCGGTCGTCAAAGAGTGCGAGCGACGCATCATATCGCACACGCTCAGGCACAACGGAAACCCAGTCCTAACCTGGCAGATGATAAACGCAGTCGCCCGAACCAACGCGAACGGCGACAAACGACTCGTGAAACAAAACAAAGGCGAGTTTAAGAAAGTCGACGGCGCCCAAGCTCTCGTGATGAGTCTCCACGACTCACTCGCAGCCCAAAACGACGATCGATCCTACTACGACAACAACGATTTCGAAGTGATCTAACCACATGCCTCCATCCTGGCTCGCAACCTTACTCTCGATCTTCACTTCCTCCGCGCTCAAAGTCATGTTTGACCTCATCACCACACGGAAAGCGGCATTGGTCTTTGGGGTCGCCTGCTTGGTCGTGGGTGCGTTGGGTGGTTGGGAAACCCTCATCCTCATCGGAGCCGGTGCGATTGTGTGGGTCACTTATGCAGAATCCCGAGACGATAAGCAGAGCAACTAGTGGCGAATCAACTATCCAAATTCTTTGGTCGATTGATCCCTGCGAGGCGATCGATCAACGACCCGAACAAACCACTCACCGTAGCCGACGTTCTCGACTACGTGGGGGATAGCTACGCCACCGACACAGGCCAAACAGTCAACGCCGCAAAGGTGCTCGGCTATGCTCCGCTGTTCCAAGCGGTCTCGATGATCTCGGGAGATTGCGCGAAACTCCCTCTCAATGTCTACCGAAAGACCGACCGCGGACGAACGGTCGAGACATTGCACCCAGTCCAGCGAGTCATCCATCGTTCTGCGATGACCAATATCGAAATCAACGGCTACAAATTCTGGCGTCGATACTTTACGTCTGCCCTACTGTGGGGCAATGCGTATGCGTATATCGACCGTAACAACCGAGGGGAGGTGATCGGACTCTACCAATTGCTACCGGATCGCACCTACATGGAGCGACGATCCCAGCAACTATGGTGCATCACAGAAACCTCGCGCGGCATGTACCGACTACCAGCCGCCGAGGTGCTACACATCGAAGGGCTCTCGATCGATAATCTCGAAGGGGCCAACATGATAAAGTCATTCCGCACCGACTTTGCCACAGCACTCGCCGCCAAACAATTCGCCGCGAAGTTCTTCCAATCGAACATGTCCGCCGGTGGTATCTTGCAGGCTCCGCCCGAGCTCGCGAAGAACCGCCCCGAAGTTTTACGCAAAGCCGAAGAGGCTATAAATACGAAGTTCTCAGGATCTGCCAACGCATTCAAAACCATTGTTTTGCGTGACGGGTTCAAATGGATCTCGACACAGATCGACCCGCAGAAAGCCCAGTTCACCGAGACAGTCGAAGAGGCCGCGAGAAACGTCGCACGTATGTACAACTTGAGCCCATCACGCCTGGGGCTCAAAGATTCACAGAGCTACAACTCCGAAGAGATGGCCCGCCGCGACTACTACGACGGAGCCCTTTCACATTGGTTGATTGCCAATCAATGCGAATGCACGACCAAGCTACTAACGCCCGAAGAACGCGACGACGGTCTCTACATCGAGAACAACATCAACGCATTGCTATGGGCCGACGCGAAAACACGCTCCGACATAGCCATCGCAGGCATTAACGCAGGTCGTTTCTCACCGAACGAAACACGCGGGTGGGAAAACCTCGATGCTTACGAAGGCGGAGACGAGTTCTACACCCCGCTCAATATGCAAACCGTAAGTGGGATAGGCTTCCAGCCTGTCGAAGAGGATCAGTCGGAGCAATCCGAACAAGAAGACCCCTCAGACGATGCCGCACAACGAAGCACGAAGCTCGAAGCACCAAGCACCAAGCACGCTTCCGCATACCGCAACCTCCTTACCGAAGCATTCGAGCGAGCCATGAATCGCGCTTGCATCAAAGCCGACCGCAATAAACCCATCGCAGACGACCGCGACGGAATCATATCAATCGTAGACGGCACGTTGAACAGCGTCGGGATACTCATCGGAAAAGACACCACCAGCACCGCGTCCAGTTGGTTCGACTCGCTCATCGGCATTGACGCATCAAGCCTCCGCGCCACTGCCGAAGCGAGCAGCCAACAGATAATCGATCAACTCCTATCGGATACCGAGTAGCCATGACACGCCCCATCCATCGACGCTTCGCCACGCTAAACGCATCGAACGCCACACAGTGGGATAGGCTTCTAGCCTGTCATAGCTCAAACCGCTTAATCGTCCAACAACGCAACGCACAAAACACCAACCGCGTCATCCGCGGCTATGGTGCTGTGTATTACGACGAAAAGGAAAAGGGCTCCGAGTATTGGCTTTGGGACGATATCGTCGAACGCATCAAGCCCGGTGCATTCTCCAAAGTCCTCGACGAGAATCAAGACGTCCGAGCTCTCTTCAACCACGACCCAAACCACGTCCTTGGCCGCACCGTCTCCGGTACGCTTCGCCTCTCCTCCGATGCTGTCGGTTTGTACTACGAAGCAGACGAGTCCCCGAACGATCCGACATGGTTAAGCGTTGCGGAAAAGATCAACCGAGGCGACGTCTCGGGCAGTTCGTTTGGATTCATCCCTAGCGTCACGCAATGGGAAACGGTCAAGGAAGAAAACCGCACCTACGAGATACGATGGATCGTTGAGATGGGCATGGTCTTCGACGTTGGCCCAGTGACATATCCAGCCTACGAGAGTGCCACCTCCTCGCGCAGCATCTCCGCAGATGAGCGTATGCAATTGCTATCCGAGCGCAACGCATTCTACCGCGACCGCGACCAATCCGCCGTCGAAGTCCGTCTCCGAACCATCAAGGCAAATGAGGTGCGAGTTGTCTAGTTTTTTTATACCTAAGACAGACAGAGAAATTGCCGCCGGTACCGTGCTTGCTAATCCTAGCGGGGTCCTTGCGAATCCTGTCGGGGTGGATGCGGCTGGGATGAGGTCGTTGACATCAAGCGTTGGCTATATAGCACAGACGTTGACAACATCAGAAAAGACGATTGCGAAAAGAAATATCGGCATTGAAGACGTAAACATTCGGCAAGGTATCGTTACGGCTTCCGATGCAAGAGTATTGTCCGATCTCGTTATCGCAAACGGGTCTCCAATTGTGACATCAGCAACGGCTGGATTTACCGCATCTGATGTTGGAAAAACGATATCAGTTGTTGACGGTTTGGGTGCGGGTGTAAAAGCACTGACGACGATCATATCTCGGCAAAGTGCAACACAAGTAACGCTAGCAACAAACATGCTTGCAACTGGCACAAAGGTATGCACGTTTGGCACCGACGACGCACCAGCAATACAAGCAGCACTCAATTCTATGGCTGTAGCAAATACAGGAGTCCTTTCGCTGGCTTTGAAAGGTCATGTATTTATCGCGTCTCCGGTGGTAATGAACTTCACCGACAAGATCAACTCTTTACGGTTAGACCTTAGTGAAGCAGTGTTGCATGTAAGCGTTCCACTCAATGCCACAGCGTTTACGTTCTCGGTGTTGGATGTTTTCATCATGGAAGGTGGGTCTGTCATGGGCACACCTATGGAAAGCAGAGACGCATACTGTGTTTTCCGACTGAAAGAAATGTTGCTGTGTATCGTCCGCGATGTGCACTTCAACGGACTAGCCGATCACGCAGCAACCGGCGGAGGTACCGCCACCGGGCCAGGATGTATCGTGTTTGATCGATGCAAAACGGAGATGAGCAACTGCAAGTTTTCGTCTTGTATCTACAATTCGAGTAACGACGTATCTACGATTCAGGTCATTAACTGGTGGGGGTTTTCTTGTCAGAATTGCTATTGGATCGATTGGGCGAGATATAACGATAGCTTGACGATAAGCAAGCAGTTCGGTCCTCCTAGCCTTGCATGGGTACACATCAACAATCATTATACCGAAGCAAACCCACTTTCTTACTACGAGTATGGCAAAGCGGAATTTGAAAATTGTGTATTTGAGGAGGCTGCTGTTTACGGAGTGCTTGCTCGTCCTTATAGCGGTAAAAAAATCGAAGATGTTATTTTAAGAAATTGTATTTCTGCGACTGCCGATCTAGGCAGCGCATTCGGAAAAGCGTTTTACTTTTTTGATGTCAATAACGCGATTTTAGAACACTGTAAAGCAGGTTGGGCAACAGTTGCCAGCGATGCCGTTACAGCAACAGCCGTTACTAATCTACGGATCAGCCATTGTTTGTTTCGCGATGCCACAAACACAATTCGGCTATCGTCCGTTGATAATTTGCTTATCGAAAACTCAACCTTTACTACGATTGTTGGAACAGCAACCAACAGCCATATTATTCGAAACGGAAAAGGGTCCGCGTGTTTTACGAAAGCTGGTGCTGTTAGTGATGCCGATTTTCCGGTTGCACCATGTGACGGTACGATTGCAGTAGACACTACTTATGGTCGTCTCTACTTCCGAAGCGGTGGTGTGTGGGAGTACATTGAGAAAAACATTCTTCCAGTGAACATGCTGGTTAATTCGGAGTTTCGTGGTGCGGTGGCTGGTACTCCAGGGACTGGTCCAACAACATGGACGAGAGAAGTCGAGGGATCTATCACCACTTCGGTTTCGCTTGGTGTTATTTCCGCAACAGCAACGTCGGGAAGACTTATATTGCAACAGTCTTTCCCGCTTGCTGTTGGTACTTATTTGTTTGAAGCCTACGTTTCGTATTTGTCAGGTACGTCGGTTGCAATCACAGACCTGATTTTCACAAACTCAAGTGGGACATTAACGTACTTTGTCGATGGGGTGGAGACTTTCTCTCCAGTTGGTGGGGCCAGTAAGCTCAATATTCGAATTGTTGTTGCGTCTCCGCATACAGCAGCATTCTATTTGGGTGTCGGTATACAGGGTGCAGCGACACGTGGCTACTCAGTGACGAATCCTTCGTTGAGGAAGATAGCGTAGCGCGTCATTCATGGAATACATCAACAAGAGTTCATAAACAATGGCAATACTCGTACTCAATAATCTCGCACCAGGCCCGACGGATGGCTCACAGTAAATGCCAACAGTAACCTACACCGATAGCCCATCGGGAACGATCATCGATTGTTTCCCCCTATCCGCTGCGCTCGTCGACTGGACGACGCTCAAGGTCCGTTTAACCGAGGGGACCGGCGCGAACTTAGGGCGATGGACTGGCAATCTCGGTTATGGCAATTGGGCTGTGTTCGCCGGTGGGACCACGCCAAGTAGTTTCACATCTAGCATCGGTACGTTCTATGTCGAAAACCCGAGCACCATTAGCCTAGCATCGGACGGCGATTCAGCCGACGACGAACTAGTCGCGAGTATCGATAACGACTTCTCTATCTCGAGAACGATCGTAGACGTGAACGGCGATCCGATCGCCCTCCCGGCGTGTTACTTCGTTCTCTGCGACGAGAACCAAAAGCTAATCGATACACTCTCGCCGACAATCACCGGTGGAAATTTTGCGGTGACGGTTCCTCGCATCCACTCACTCAAAGAGAGAACCGTCTATTGGTCCCTACGAGCGACCGCGAACGCAAACACACGCTACGACAGCGGAGTCATTCGCTACGACTACGCAGCCACCGAAACCGCCCCCCAAGGCCCAATCAGTTCGACCTACGTCCCTCGCTGGGGCGTCCCGGTTGGAGGCGCAGCAAACCAAGTTCTAGCAAAAATCAATAGCGTAGATTTCAACACGCAATGGGTTGACCAAACAGGAGGTGGAGGCGGCGGCGGAAGTCTGACGATCCGAGAAGTCGACGGTACACCGACCGGCACCGTCACAACACTCGTTCTCCCAAACGGTACGCTTTCGATCGCTAGCGGAATAGCAACCATTACAGGATTGCAAGGCCCGCAGGGTGACCCAGGTCCGCAGGGAATTCAAGGCAACACTGGAGCGACTGGAGCGACTGGCCCCGCAGGTCCGAATCTAGTATCGACCTCAACAACTACCAACATCAACGGTCCGATTGTTGGTAACGGTTCAACAATTCTGGCAGGTTCCTTCGGCACAGCCTCCGGCACGTTCTGCCAGGGTAACGATGCCAGGCTTTCAGACGCACGGACACCGACAGCACATACGCATGGCAACATAACCAACGTGGGTGCGATAGGCAGCACGGCCAACCTGCCTGTGATTACGGGCGCCTCAGGAGTTTTACAGGTCGGTTCCTTTGGTTCGACTGCGAATACGTTTTGTCAGGGCAATGATGCCAGGCTCTCAGACGCACGGACACCGACAGCCCACGTGCATGCTGGCACGGATATCACCACGGGTACTGTTGATCCTGCCAGGTTAGGTTCTGGAACAGCGATTAACACGAAGTTTCTCCGTGGTGATTCGACCTGGCAGACCATTAGCGGCGGTGGTGATGCGCTTGTTGCTAACAACCTAGATCAGTTTGCAGACGTTACGCAGACAGCAGGGCAAACGCTTTCAATCACTTCAAGCACAACCTTAAGCGGTGGGACACACAGCGGAACAAACACGGGCGATAATGCTGTAAACTCGCTCTATTCAGGATTAGTAAGCAATGCCAACCACACCGGCGATGCGACAGGCTCAACCGTACTCACACTTGCGACCGTCAACAGCAACGTCGGATCGTT